GTAGTACCAGAAGAAGAGGCAGCGCTGAATGAAGCAGTTCCGCGAACAGCGGAACCACCAACGGTGTAATTGATGAACTCAGTCCATGATTTTGAAGATAGCGTATCAGCAGCCGCAAATGTGGGGCTAGCACCTGAGATCAAACCAAGGAATGGGCCAACGGTGGTGTAGGTTGAACCAGACAACAATGTGTCCAGCATCAACTGTTTACCAACAGCATTAACCAGATTTGGGAACTGATCTTCCCATTTAATGTTACCGTCGGCATCGCGGCAAACTACGTGGTAGACGCCTTCAATGCCAACAGTCTCAGTGCCAGCAACGTTTGATTGCATGGTCACTTCTGCGTGGTCGCCGAAGCTTGAGAGTTCTTTAGTCATAATTACCCCTTAGTATGAAGAGCGAAGCAACGCGGTTGTTGACGTATTCGCTGGCATTGTGATTGTGAAATTAGAAGACGTTTTGTCTGATCCAAAGTCCAACACGGCAACGGCTTTATTGCCCTTACTCGCATTGTAAATTAAAGCACATCGTGCTGTGATATTACCAGTCCAAGATATGTTTGGGAAGCCCACATACGCTGTTGCATCAGATGTTGATGACGATACCGTAATCGGCGTAAGTTGTGCTCCGCCAGCTACATACGTGCCCGTAGCGGCTATCTCGTTTGAAGTTGAATACACGGTGGTACTCGCGTTTAAATCTGCATTTGCCGTGTACAGAGCGATCTTTATTACATCTGTTGTCAGATCGTGAACGCCCTGATACAGCTCCGCTTTGAAGCTGGTCGTTTGTGTCTGAACGATGCTCATTGTGCGGGAACCCTAGTTTGGCCATTTCGGTACGCATCACCGCGCTGTTTGCCATCACCCAAGTTTTTAAGCATGCCCATAGCCTCGTTATAACGCGCTTGGTATGTTGTGTACATTGCGTCGTCAGGCCCGCTTTTCATAAACACTGCTGCTTCACACAAAGAACCGTATAACAATGCAGAGTCAAAATTATCACCTAACCATGTTTGGCCAGCAGTCACAATAGACTCAGGATAATAGTAATAGTGCAGCTCTACAGAATATGCAATTGAAGGTGTTGGACCAACAATAAAAGACAACTCATTGGTAACAGCGCCAAGCGCGGTAGTGGTTGGACCAAAGATTGCGTAGTATTTTGGTGTTCCTGTAGATGATGGGTTTGGATACGCTTCACGAATAAAGTTTACATCTTTATTCAACAAATATATGTAATCACCGCCCGCAACTGGATAAGCCGCAATTGAGTAAACCGATAAAAAATCATCTGGAGCTGATAAATATTTGTTTGTCGCGGTAATAGTGCCAGTAACATTTTTGCGAAGATTAGCCAGCTGCACCGTGTTATAGATGCGCTGTTCAGCCTGTTGAATGAACGTGTCTATATTAACTGTGGGAAACGTGTTCTCACAATAATCAGATACTTGCGTTACAAGCTGTGCATAAGTCATCGCCATGAGTTAATCCTCAAGCCATCGGGCCACGAGCCATCGTGCCTTTGGTAGCCGCGCCTGTGCCACGAATCTTGATACCGCTGGTCTTAGTGGTTGGAGCGTTTTTAGGGTTGTTGTAATTACCAACACTCATGCGCATTGAGCTAGTTTCTGAAATATCAGAAGGCTTGCCGGGATTAGATTGAATTGCTACTTTTTTACCAGTCATAGTATGAGGCTCCGCATAAACGTCGGCACTGCCAACTTCTTTACCCATTAATTTTCGGCTGTATTTGGCCATGAATAACCTCACTTTTGGTTATTAGCACGAGCCATGTTACGGCCTACGGCACGCATTTGTTGGCCAGTTGGGCCGCCCTTTTTGCTTTTACCACCGCGAGGATTAGCCGCGGTGGGTCCATCATTGGCCATAATTTGGGCGTTAGTTTTACCTTTTCTGGCGACGCCGTCTGCTGCTTTTGTGTATGCCATGAAATAACTCCTTAAGATATTGTGACTGTACCAACTCTTGCGGCAGAAACCAAGTAGTTTGGCGTTAAAACTGTATCAAATTGGCTAGCGCCCCCAACCGGCCCCCAACCCCATTGAATGTCCCGTGAACCTCCAGAAGGGTTTCCGTTTGCATTCAAACCAGACGTCACATAACTTCTGTCAGGACGTGGGTTCCTTAGACCCTGCGGATCATCCACTGGGTACATACCTAATTGCAACTGAGGTTGATCTGGGTCCCAACACTCAGGGCATACCAAGAGGTCGTAGTTCTTGGTTTTGATAATCTCACGTTTTAGCAGTTTTAGTTTAAAGCGTTCCCCGCAGCGGTCGCACTCTGCAATTGCAATTTTGCCAGAAGCAAACCGATTACCCATCAGGTGCCCCCAATATACTGCTGACGAGGTACGAAGCGAACTGCCGCTTTTTCACGATCTTCGCTAGAAGCTAAATCCCATGCTTCATCGTACTGCTGTTTCAAAATAGGCAAACGTTCTGCGCCTGTTGGTACTTTTAATGCCAAATGATATGCAAGGCCCGCAACCATACAAGGAAGGAAACGGAATGGTAAATCCATTGTGTTGACACCTGTTCCAGCATCTTGGATACGGCGTAAACGCCAGTACACAAACGTATACGTTTGTGAGTCATCAGGAACAGGCCAAACAGTAATACTAGGGTTATCCACTAGACGTTGTATCCAAACTTGAATAGGTCGAGCCTGTTGCAGCTTGTTTGGGATTGTGGCGTAAGTAGAAACACTAATACGTGTAATAGTCAAATCTGCTTGCGTAGCGGTATTACCAGCGCCTGTGCGAATAACATGCTCTAGCAGATCTACTGTATCTGCTGGTAAATTGTATGTAGCCGTACCGGGCACTAGCGTGATGCTGCCCTGTTCATACGTAAACATGTTCAACCCTTTGTTTGCCCATTCAGCAAACATCAGGTTTAAAGACCGCCTTGCTGTCTTTAAGTCATAACCAGTACGCAACTCCGAACCAGCACGCTCAAATGCTTCCTCCACGATTTCCGTGAGGTCCATGTTGAACGATGCGATTCCGGAGGTGGCCATAAATTACTCGTCTGTAGGGGTGGGGGCTTCTTCAACCACTGGGGCTTCTTCAACCACTGGGGCTTCTTCAACCACTGGATCTGGGGCCAACAAAGACTCCACTTCATCAATCAGGGCTTGGACGTCAGCGTCTACACAGCCCAACGCAGCAGCTTGTTGGCGTGCCGCCATTTGAGCGCACATTAAAATAATATTGAGGTTCATCTTAGTTCCTTACACAGTGTTACCTAAACTGCGCTGTTTTTTTAGCGATGGTTTTTGGTTGGTTTACGAATTGTTGTCCGGCTTTTTTGCCAGCACGTTTTGCACGCGTTGTCGCAGCGTACTCAGCAGGGCTGAGACTTTTAATCGCAGCACTAGGAAGGTATCTTTCACCCGTGTCAGAAGAGCGTTTGCCACTTTTGGTTCTCCATTTCTGGTCGCCCCAATCTTTAAGGGATTGTTGCGGCGCTTTCAATCTCGGTAACCTCCACCTGCTGCCTTGTACTTCTTAGCAACAAGTTGAGCCTTACGTGCTGACCATTGCCCTGCACCTGTACCTTGCGTAGCCGCTGCTTTTACTTGCGACACAATCCTCTTACGAAGACTGGGTTTTGTGTAATTGCCAGCCGCATTTACTTTACCACCAGCGGCGTATTGTGTGAAGTCCGTGTCATCCCGACGGGCAGTCTTCTTACCCTTTGGCATTTTAGAGGGGGCAACTGCCCCCATTCCACGGCTGGCCATCATGGTTACACCATCTTACCGCGGGTCTTGCCCTTGGTGCAGCAGCCGTCAGCACGACGAGAGGCGGACCCAACGGAACCACCTTTTGCCTTGGACTCAACAGCTTTAGATTCAAAATCTTTTAACTCTTTAACGGTTGGCCCGCCTTGCTTACCTCGACCAGCTCCAGCTTTATTTTCATCAGCGCCTTCGCCTGTGTAAGTAAATCCTTCATTATTACTAAACTTAACCTTACTTAGCGCCTCCGGCCCGTAATTTACCAAATTAAATTTGTTTTTGTAAGGTCGTGTTGTCATGTTAATAGACTCTTCAACCGTCATTTCTTTTTTAGCCATGATTATTCCTTAACAAATCTTGCAACGAGTCTTGCCTTTGGTGGCAATGCCATCAGCACGGCTAGAAGCAGTCATACCACCGCCAGCGTAGCCCATGTCACTGATCTTTTTACGATCTTGGGCGTCTTTATTTTCCTGTTTGGCTTCTTCAATAACACCAAAATTAGCTGGTTTTTGTACGCCACGTGATTCACGCTTCATTTCAGCGTCAGCTTCACGTTGATTTCTATCTTTTTCTTCAGCATCCCGCTCATTTTTCTTATTAATCAAATGAGCTGCGCCAATACCGCCGCCAAATACGCCAGTTTTCATGGCTACTACAGCAGGTATATATCCGCCACCGCCACCGCCACCAGAATCTGGTTTGTCGTTGAGTCTACGTCTCATAATAACTCCTTAATAGATTTTGCCGCGGGTCTTGCCTTTGGAGGCAATGCCATCAGCGCGTTTGGAAGCGCTACCAGTCATACCACCAGAAGCATAGCCTTTGACTGCGCCACCACGTTTGTAACCAATAGCGCCGCCAGTTGTATCGGCCTCAGACAGAGGTTTTTTTCTAAATCGAGCAGTGGCGGCTTCGGCAGCTTCTTTGGCTCTAGTAGCCATGCTAGGACCAGCTTTATTCATTTCAGCCATACCTTTGGGGCCAGCCATCCAAGCCATTGGATTAGTAACCGCCTCACGACCTTTAGATGCAACTTCCGCTGCTTCATCAAAGTTTTTAGCGTTCTTAGGTCCAGCCATCCACATTAGTGGATTAGTAACAGCTTCACGACCTTTAGCTGCAGTTTCACTAGCAGCTTTAGCGGCTTTACTAGCGTCGTACATTTTCTTGCCTTTGTAGAACAGGCCAGCTGCTCCACCTAATCCTGTTGCAGTTAATGCAGCATTGATGTTGCGTTCTGTTTCTGAAGAATCAATCTTCTGTCCCCCTTGAGGAGCTTTGGTAGATGAGCCGGGAATTTGATTAGCGGAAACAGATGTTTGACCTACTGGTTTTTGACGTCCTTCGTTACTAAAATTAACATTGCGGTTGGCTTTATATGCTGCAAGTTCTTCAGCTCTGGGACCGCGTTGGTTGCCTACAGAAGGAATTACTGCACCGGGGTTCTTTAAGTAGCCTGTTGCAGCTGAAGGTTTAGCCGTATCTGCTGATTTAGCCGTATCTGCTGACTTAGCTACATTAGGTTTATCTGCAGGTTTACTAGCGCTCATACTAGATATACGTTCACCTTCAGAAATTTTTTCGCCTTCTTCTTTGGCGCGTCTACGCATATCATCAGTAATTAAAGATGCTTCTACTGCGGGTGTGGGCATTTTTTCTCCACCACTACCGCCAGTAGGAGCCGCTTTGCTACCTTTAGACAGCATGTAACCAAGAGCGCCAAGCGCTGCGAGTCCTGCTAAATCACTACCCCTGCCTTTACGTGCCATGATTGTTCCTTTAGCAGGCTTTTCCGCCCATGTTCATTTTAACCATAGTGCCCTTGGTTTTGCCTTTGGTCTCGATGCCGCCACCTTTAGCCAGCTTGGTCATAGGCTGACCTTTGTGCAAACGGCCTTCGTGTTTATTTACAGCCTTCTGCATCATGCCTTTGTCTTTTTTAACGTCTTTGTGCTTCATAGCGCCGCCTTTTGCAAATTTGCGGCCCTTGTCCGCTTGGTTAAAGTCTTTCCCCACAGATTGTGGGACTCCGGCTTTCTTAGCAAATGCGGGGTTATTCGCCACAGCTGCCATGAAATTGTGTTGTTTTTTGCTTGTACTTGGCATATTAAACCTTAATGATCCAACCCTTACCAAACACAAAACCCACGACTAAAATGCCAGTCCAAATCAGTAGTTTCTCTACAACAGTCTTACCAACTTTTTTGTAGAACTCATTTGACATCTCTTCAATAGCGATTCTGGCCGCTTCTTTAGCGATGGCTTTTTCTCTCTCGTTTAATTCAATCTCGTTCATGTCAGCACTTCCATGCTCTAAGTGATTTGTTTATGCGTGAGTCTGGGTCTTTGGCGGTCTTTGGGGACGTGAGTTTCTTCTTCATCCCTTCCATCCTCGCACAAAAAGAGTCGCGCCGGGAGCCGCCTTCTGGCTGGGGCGGTTTCAAATTCATGCCTTGCGCTTTCGCGGAGGCTCGTCCCTTGGCGTTCAAGCCGCCTTTGGGGTTCTTCCCTTCTTTCCTCTGCCATGCTGGACTCTTAGCCATCTTAAGCCTGCGCTTCTTTCCAGTTAATACGAGCTAACACCGTTACAGCGCCACCAGTTGTATTGGTAGCTGTAATGTACAAGATGTCTGGACCGTCCGGATAGACACCAGCTTGAGTAGTTGGAACTGTGTTATTAACACCGCCGCCGCCAATTGAGTTACCCAAATCTCGAACTTGAGCCAAATCAATTGTGTTCACACCAGTAGCGTACAAAGCCGTTACAGATTCGCCACCACTAATGGTAGCAGTGCCGCTTGTGTTAACCGCCACCTGCGCTAAAGATGATGTAACGTTGTTACCAATGGCAACCGGACCAAATGTGCCCGTAAAACCGGTTGTCACACCATTCAAGATCAAGTTCACTAACACAGCGCCAGAAGCCACCACCGCCATGTCAGTTAATTGCAACTGCATACGGTTAATGGTTTCTTTTACGCCAAGCAAACCTATGGTGTTGTTGTCCGCAGATGGAGCAACCCGGATTGCCAAAAGTGGAGCGGTAGCGCCAGCGGCAATCGACACCGGAGTTGTTGTGCCGTAGTTGAACACCAGCGATTTGTCGTCGTTGAATTCTCCATCCATGATGACAGACGAACCCCAGTGCGCCAAAGGAGCTGTTGAATCGGGGGTAGAGTATTCAACCAAAAATGGGGACGTTGCGCCGGGTCCAACAAAATTCCCAGACGTAATGCCGTACAAAAAGTTTCCAGATATGCCAACATATGCGACGTTTGAAAGCACGGAGTTACCAGTCCCCGGCCCAATTATGTTGATGGTTCCTCCGTTTGGGTTAAACCCATACGTACTTCCAACGGCTATGCTGGTGTTAAAGCATGCGGCCCCTGCTGCATACGCATCAGCGGTGGTGCCCAAAATACCACGAACCACGCCCGTTACAGTACTAGCGGTGACCCCGCTATAGCTGAAATACTCAATGCCAGCGCCCGTGCCAAGCTGACCAATTCCGCCTTGAGCAGAAAAGTAAGTGCTCGCGCTCGGGACAGGGATTACGGTAGCCTCGCGGGTAATGGCGGCTGATAGTGAGGTTCCAAAGTTGCCGGCATAAAACCCGTTGACGTCGGTGGTACTTGCGTAACCAACAACGCCGTTGGATTCGTAGTGCGATGGCAAGTTACCAGAACGCATAAACGCTTCAAATTGACGGTTGTTGTTTACCAACTGGTGGCAGTAAACAATCTGTCCGCCAGTGGCACGAACACCCCAGCGGATCACGCCAGCGCCGTACCACGAGTAGTCAATAAACCACATCTGCATTCTGGTAACGTCAATGGTGTACCCGGATGGACCTGTGCCATCAAGCCTGTCCAAATTCCACACAGACTGCGGAATGCGTAAATCTACAGTGCGCGAAACGAGTGCGTATGATGGGGAAGAGATTGTGGTCCCACGATACTCTGGGCTAATAAATAGCTGCGTATTGCTATTGATCCCCAATATGCGATACGACTGGCCGCGAATAACAATCCAATCTCCCCCTTGCAGTTGAGAGGAAAATTGAGTGCCAGACCCTGCAACAACGCTAGACCCGTTGGTAACCGTCACCGAACCGTTAATTTGAGTTGTG